AAATCTCGGCAGCCATGGCAACTGCAATTGCAGGCGCCATTGAAAGCAACCCTGCTGTAAGTTCAGCTATCTATGTTCGGGACTTTGGTTTGACCAATGACCTCGTTCCTACATCTAACTCACAAACAGGTTATGTAACAATCGCTGCTACAACTTACGACGGTACTGTTTCCGTTGTAACTGAAGTGTTCCCAGTGGGTTCTAACTTCGTGTTCATGCAGAACTCTTATGATATTAATAATATCACTGGTGGTTCGACTGATATCGATCGTGTACCCCAAGACTACACACAGTGTATTGCCACTGCGTTTGATGGTCAGCAAGATCAAGGCTACCTCATCACTCCTACAGCGTATGCTCAGTTTGATGCACTTGGTCGTGCCACAGTTGGTGCTGCTGCCGCTCTGCATGCTGAGAGTAACAACTACAAGTGGATGGCTCTGGCTGATCCAGGTCCTTTCCTGATCACTGATGTTAACAAGTACCAGGAATACACCCCTCATCAAGCTGCTGCTGACCTTGTACAAGGTTTAAAGTACTTGGTAGACAACGCAATTTACGAATGGACAGGTCCTGATCGTAACTACGATCGCTTACCCTATCAAACAATAATCGAAGGAAGCAGCCCTCAGGAAGCTGTAACAGAGTCTGCCTCTGTTGTTGGCTCAGGTGTTCAACAAGGTTTACTTGACCTTAGCTCCTATGAAGTGAGCACGATCGCAAGCTCCACCTATGGTGTTTTCCAGATTTCAAGCTCCAACAACTGGCCTGTAACTTTACCTATCCAGAAAGTTGTATTAGCTGGTGCGGATGATCCTCTTAATCCCTTGTATCCTTACAATGGTACTGAGGTTTACGTAATCTCCCCTGCCTACACACCTAACACGATTTCAACCTCTAGTTACTCCTTAAACTTCCTTTACTTGGCTGCTACTGCAAGTGCTGCTCAAAGTATTTTTAACCAAGTGACCTTAGGTGGTGGTACTGCTGCTCTTGTTGCAGCTACAACAACTCCCACAGGTGCTATTTCCACAGGAACCCCTGGTTATTCCTTCACCCTTACCTATGGTGATCCTTACTGGAATCTTCCTGTAGACATCAATGGTCAAACTTCAAACTTGATTGAAAACATCACCGATAGCTCGGTTGGTGTTAACACTCTTCACCTTCCCGCAACTCTGCAAGACCCAACAGAAACATACCGTCTTGGTTTTGTAAGTCGTACAATTTTCAACCCTGCGAACTCTGTTGGCGGTGTTTCTCCTTATGGAAACGCTGGCCCAATCGCAACTTTCAGCAACCTTGTTGGTGGCTCTGGCTACACTGCTGGTACCTACCTCGCAGTTGCTCTGAATGGTGGGAATGGTACATCTGCAACTGCTGACATTGTTATCAGTGCTGCAGGTGAAGTAATCAGTGCTAACTTGGTTACAGCTGGTACTAACTACTATGTTGGAGATGTGTTGAGTGCTGCAAGTTCCGCTCTTGGTGGTACTGGTGGTGGATTCACTGTAAAAGTAGCAACAGTTTCTGGTCAGGTAGTTAACCAGTACTCTGGTGCTCTTGAATTTAATGTTGTAGACCATAACCTTACAAGTGGTCAACGGTTGTACTTCACACAACCAATCACTGTAAATGGCACTGTAATCATCAAGAAGACAACAACATTCACCAGTCAACCGTATTGGGTTACTGTTATTGATGACAACAACTTTGTACTGTCTAACTCCCTAACCAACTACACCTCTAAGGGATATGTTCGTTTCATCAACGGTACATATGCAAGTCTTCCAACAATCATATACACTGACATATTAGTTGGCAGCAACACTGACACAACTCTGCAAGATGTAACTCAGTTCCCTGTGATTCGTGCTCGGAAGTACGCTTTCGACTCAAGCACAATCTTCAACCAAGCTGCGAGTTCTGCTGCGGCTCCCACCTTTGCTGCGGGTGCTCCTACTCAGAACATTTACATCAACACCAGTGCTCGTGTACTCGGTGCTTCGTTGATCTCACCCTACGGTGAGGACTATACCACTGCTGGTTGGTTACCTACCCTAAGTCTACCAAACCCTACCACTACCCCTGTTGCAGACGTAGCAAACGCCTATTGCGTTCCTACTGTTGATCAGGAGTTCCAAGCTGAAGCCTTCTTGGTTCCTGCAATTGGAACAATCGGTGGTGGAGATTATGATGCTACCGGTACAGGCACAGACGGCCCAGTTGCTACAGGTGTAATCACACCCGGTGCTGGTTATTCCAATGGTCAATATACTGGTGTTTATCTAACTGGTGGTACAGGTGATCAAGCCATCGCAACTATCACAGTTGCTGGTAACACTGTGACAGCTGTTTCAATCACCTCCGGTGGTTGGGGTTACACTGTTGCTGATGCCCTATCTGCACCAGACTCAGTTCTTGGTGGTGGTGGTGGTACGTTCATCTTCACTGTGTCCACTGTTACAGCTACTGCATCCACAGGTGCTGTTGTTGGTGCTTCTTCCAACTACGCAGTAGCCGCTGGTGCTGGTGTTGGTAACTCTGCTGACTCCCTGCAGGTCGCTCTCCAAGCTGGTTACCTAACTGGTATTGGTTACCCTGTAACTGTTGGTGGCTTTGCTCCCGATGGTACAACGCCTGTGGCGATTGGCGACACTCTTGTTGCAGTCTACGATGGCGCTAACTACGTTTGGGAAGTTGTTCCTCCTGTAACTAACTTAGGTGATCTGACAACCACAAATGCCATTCAGTGGAACTCTCAAGTTGAGATGACTTTCTCTCCTGAGATTGATCCTCCGAAGACCATTTGGCGCTTTGATGCTATCACTTCCACCGAAATCATTGACCGTGCTCTGCGCGGTGTTGACAATGGTGGTGTACCAGAGGCAGTGTTCATTGATGCTGGTGTTGACAATGTTAACCGTCTTCTCGAAGACTCACAACGTTACTTCAATCCCTTTGGTTTCATTGCGTACTACGGTCCATACATCGAAAACGGTGCTGGAAAGTGGATTCCACCTACTCCTTATGTTACTGGTGTTGCTGTTCGTCGCTATCGCGCCGAAGGCTATCAGTTCCCACCTGCAGGTGTTAAGTATCAGCTTGCTGATGCGATCTCCACACAAATTCCTGTTAACTCTGCTCAGCAGAACCTTCTCAACCCTAAAGGTTGCAATGTGGTTCGTACACTGCCAGGTTATCCTTCCACCGCTGTATTTATCTGGGGTGGTCGTACTCGTGTGAACGCTGCTGATGCTCAGCAGAGGTTGTACCAGTTTGTTAACACTCGTGTTATCCTGAACGTGGTCTACGGTTCACTCAGGAGTGCTTTCGATACTCAAATCTTCAACGTGATTGATGGTTTCGGTATCGTATTCAACCAGATCATCTCGGTTGGAAACAGCATTCTGAACCAACTTTATGTGAAGGGTGCTTTGTTCGGTGCTAAACCCTCTGACGCCTTCCAGGTTATTTGCGACCGCCGGATTAACTCGAACGAGGATCTGGAAAACGGTATTGTGAATGCCAAGGTGTTTGTGGTTCCTGTGCCAACACTGGAACGTATCCAAATCGACCTGATTCGTGTTGCCATCGGTAACATGCAGAACGAGCTGGATGCACAAGGTTTGGGAACAGATAACTCACTCGCGATCTAATGAATACAGGGAGTATGTACCGGGATCTGAATCTACATTTGCCCGACTCCCTTCTTTTTCAACTCGAAAGTCAAGCGAAGGAGCAAGGAATTTCACTCGAAGATCTTTGCTTCTTCCGGCTTTCCGGTCGAGACAACGAAGGTGGTCTAATCGACCCTAACTATTATCAGTCTCTAAACCTCGAAATACTTCGTAAAGAGATTCCAAAAGTTATCGAAAGTCATCTGTCAAAAGATGAAGTTCGCAAAAGAGTAAATTCCCTAGAAGTTCAAATTTCACGCAGGTTTATAAGATGAGTAGTCCTGTAATTTTATCTGCAGCAGTTCGAGGTATTAGTTATCCTCTCACTGTTGAAAATGGCAATCTGGCAATCAGTACTGACTATACTTTAGTGACTCAGCAGATACGGAGTATTGTGGAAACACGGTACTTTGAGAGAGTGATGGCTGCGAGTTATGGTATCGGAGATTATGTGTTGGAAATATTAAACCCTGCTCAGATAAACTCTGCGATCCAGTATTCTATTCTTGAAAATGTCCAAGGGCTTTCAGACTTAAGCGTAACTGGAGATTGGTTGACCAATGGTGAGAATGGTGTTTATAATATTTTCATTCAGTATGCAACTAATGGGGTACCCCAACCCCCACTAAACTTCAGCCTTGCTAACTAACAGGGTAAAATCAACTTACTAGGATACTAAGAGAGAATCCGGATGGCTCAAAGATTTAAAGTAGCGCCGGTCCCTCAGGGTGAAGTAGCCCGTTATACGAGTGACCCGTACAATCTGTCAAGCATTTACATGTTTGGGAGTTCGAGCCCATTTTCTGGACAAGGAAATACCATTGTTCGTCCAAATGATGACCTCTTAATTTCCAAGGGTGGGAACCGTGCTCTCATTGTATACCAAAGACTGCTTTATGATGAACAAGTACAGTCTAGTTTTAAAAAGTTATTGCAAGAAGTTGTATCAAGACCCTGGTATGTACAACAGTACTCAGATAAACCTGGTGATTTAGCAGTTAGGGATTTTGTTGCAGGAGTTCTTGAAGAAATAAACCTTGACGATATTTACACAGGTATGGCAGAGTCCTTGATCACAGGATTCTCAGTTGGAGAGATAATGTGGAAAAAGTCCAAGAGGGGGGTTGTACCTTTTGATGTACGTTTTCGAGATCAGCGTCGATTCGTGTTTCAGGAAGAGCAAGATGCTGATCAAGGTTTTACAATGCGTTGTTTAACCTTTAACAGAATGTTTGAAGGCGTAGAGTTACCTCCGAGAAAATTTGTTGTAACTAGATACTATGTTTCCCACAATGGTGACCCTTATGGTGCTTCTCTGGGTCGTATCCTTTACCCCCTTGTAAAGTTTCGACGACGTGCCATTGAGTCTTATGTTCTATACGGTGACCGTTATGCAACACCAACAGCTGTTGCCAAAGCACCTTTGTCTGCAAGCACGAGAGAATTAGACACACTCTATGGACACCTTTCCAACCTATCTCAAGAGACAGCGATGATCCTCCCAGAAGGTTACGAGCTTGAGTTCGTAGTTCCTTCAGGGTCTCCCGAAGTTTTCCAAAACCTTATAAACTATGTTGACAAACAAATATCTTTAATGATTTGTGGTGAGAATGAGGTTGGGACAACAGAAGCTGGGTCTCGTGCTTCATCTGAGGTTGGTAATAAAGTCCGAGTTGTAAGAGCTTCAGAGCTCTCTGAGATGCTTTCACAAACTCTCAATCAAACTTTAGTCCGATGGATAGTTGATCTTAACTTTGGTACCGATGTTGCAGCTCCTGTGCTTACTCGGGAGTTCCGAATTGAGGAGTCCACCATCTCTGTGCCAGACTTAGCTTTACTTATTCAGTCTGGGTACACTCCTCGTAAAGAGTGGATTGAGCGACACTTTCGAGTTGAACTTGAAGAAAAGGACGCAAGTGGAACAGCACCTGGTGAAGAAGAAGCTGTGGCTTATGACCCCCAGAAAGATCAAGATTTGTTTGGCAGTATTTTCGGGTCTGGAGCAGAGACACCAGGCCAACCCACTGCTGGAGCCGCTGCTGCCGAAGGAGAAATTCAAAAAGCTGCCAATGAACTGGACTCACCTCCAGGAGCTACCCCAGAAGAGTCCCAATCGGATGCAATCTCTGCACCTTCTGCGAGTGATCAATTGGGAGCAGTTGCTGAGAGTGACGACAATCCTGGAGCAACTCCTGAAGAGTCTCAATCGGATGTTTCACCAGAGAGTGAAATCAGTGATGAAGAACTCTCAGTGTTACTTGGTTTAACTGAAGGAGATACTGAGGAAGAACCAGTTAAACCTTTTGGAAACGAGAGGATCACAGAGGATGAAGCAGTAGAAATGGATAAGTAGGGTAAAACCAAATTATGGGTCACTAACCAAACACAGTAATGTTTACAAAACGTGTACACGTTTTTCGCGCTGGGGACCAGACTTCGGCTCAAGGGGTGCATCGTCACTTCTCTCCGAAGGAACTTGACCAAGTAGTGAAAACCTACGATCCCTCGGTTCACGAGGCTCCCCTTGTCGTAGGACACGCAGGAGATAACGATAGTCTACCTGCCTTCGGGTGGATTAAAGGTTTCGATCGTGATGGGGAAAATTTATACGCTGATGTGGAATTCTCTGATGCGGCGAAAGACCTGGTAAAGAATGGACATTACCGAAAGGTATCTATTTCATTCTATTCCCCTGACTCCGCAATCAACCCACATAAGGGTAAGTGGAGTGCCCGTCATTTAGCCTTGTTGGGGGCTTCACCCCCAGCAGTTAAAGGACTGGAGCCTTTCACTTTTTCAGAAGCCGAAGGCATTTATGACTTTGCTATCACTCTTTCACCCTCTGACATTTTTGATGAGGAACTTGGTCCAACCCTAATGGTTGACAAAAGTCCACTCCAAATGTTACAGGAAAAGCTCTCTGCGGTCCGAGAGGACATGTCGAGTGCCGTTAAAGATTTACAACAAGGCAGTCAAGGACAACAAACAAACCAACTCGATGAAGTAGCTACATCTTCGGCAACCACTCAACCCGAAGCAGCACAAATGGCTAACCCAGACGCAAGCCAATTCGCTGAAACAAGAAAACTCTCAGGTCGTGAAGGCACTGAAATCACTCAGCAAACGGCTGATCTCGAAACTCAATTTCCGGAAGAGGAATTTATGGAACAAGGACAAATCAGCCGGAAGCACGCCAAAGGTGCCCACGGCCAAGTTATGCAGGTTGTAGAAAACGTCTACGACGAAGCCCACAAGGAATCGACAGCTGAACGCAAAGAAGCCGCAGATCGCGGTGCTGAGGCGAAGCGTCAACGCAGCGAAGGCCGTAAGGGTGAAGCTGAGGAAACAAAAGAGATCATGAAATCAAAGGACAAGAAATTGTCTGAAGATCACAAAGAATTACCCCCAGCACTGAAAGCTCGTGCAGCTCAGGTGAAAGCTCAGGGTCACTTTGCAGAGGATCACGAAGAAAGTGATATGACCGACTCGGGCGTCATGAAGCGTCACGGTGGTGATGGTGGCCCTGCTCCTCGTAATCAGAAGTCTTCCAACTTTGCGGAGATCGGTAAAGCTGAGGACGATGACGAAGGTCGTTATGAGACCGCTCGCTCCACTGACAACGGTTACGTTGACCGCATGAAAGTTGGAAAGCAAGGTGCTGATGGCAACACAGGTCGTATGAAGCTTGCAAAGTCAAGTGAGCAAGACCGCGACCGACTGAACACTGCTGAGTCCGACGAACAGGAGGATGACAGGTTCAATACTGCGAAAGCCTCTGAAGCCGATGCCGAAGGTGAGAGCCGTTGGGCTGGTCAAGCTGATGGTTATGACCAAGCTATGAACAGCGATCAATACGACGTTGGTGCAAATGACTATCCAGAGCCTAACAGACCCAAGACCTCCAAAGGCACAGATCCCTACGGTCGCGATGAGTCAGAGACAAAGATGCCCACTGAGTCTGAGGAGATGCCAGATGACGAAGTGTTTGCTGTTAGTACAGTAAACGTTATGTCTGATGGCTCAATGCGTGTTCTTCGCACAAAGTCTTCTGATGCTCGTGCTAAGTCTGTGAGCGTTCACAATGTGCTTTACGCAGAAGGCCCCCAAGCCGATGAAATGACTACTGAAGAAGGTGTAACAACCGCTAAGAAGTCAATGAAGGGCAGCAAAATGGTGGAACATGCTGAGTACGATCAAGGTGAAGGCGGTGGTGGCAGCCTCGAGTCCCTACGTGTAGAGATTGGCGATGGCAAAAAGTCCAAGAATAAGCAACTGATCCCAGGTGCTATGGACGATACCGACACTCCTGGTCAAATTGTTGGCCCCGATGGTGCTTATGCTGAATCCTACCGTGGTGAGAAGAAGTCTACTTCCAAGCAACTGACTCCAGGTGCTATGGATGAAACCGATGTAGCTGACGAAACTGTTGGGCCCAGTGGTGCTTATGGTGAATCCCTTGAGTCCCTTCGTGAAAACATTGGCGACGGCAAGAAGTCAAAAGCTCGTCAACTCACCCCTGGTGCTATGGACGACACTGACACCCCTGACGAAACCACTGATAAAATTTCCGGTAAAACTTATTCGGAAGAGCATGGTGAGTGTGGTGGTGGAAAGAAGAAGGACCCTTACACAAAAACAGGGTTTGGTTCTACCTACGAAGAGGATATGGGTGATGAGGATGAAGCCGACTACAATGAGATGGATTACGGAACAATGAGTTCTGGCAATTCTGCTCGTGCAGTTGGTTACCCAACTCAAATGTTTGAAGAACTCAAGCGTCTCAAAGAAGAGCATGCTGAGCTTCAGAAAATGTACATGGAAGAAAAAATCACTTCCCGTCGCAACAAGATTTCCTCCTTTGTGGAAGCTCTTTATGATGAAGGTCGCCTGACCGATGGTGTAATGCCTCAAGGTGAACTTCAGTCTTATTGTGAAGGTCTTGAGTTTAACACCATGGAGTTTGCTGAAGGTGAAACAGCTGCCTCAAAACTATTGAGTCTACTTAGTAAGCTTCCCCCAATGGTCTCCTTTGGTGAAGTCACTTCTGGCGGTACCTTCCAGTATTCCGAGGAAGATTTAGATCCACATGCTCGCGCATTGAAGATCGTTGAAGAATCCGAAGGCAAAATAGACTATGTTGAAGCATTGAAGAAAACAATGTTCGCCTGAGTGTAAAATGGACCTCCTCAGTTTAGTGGGCCTAGTAACTAAACGAAGGTCCGATTACATCGCACAAGCAAAAGACCTGGCCAAAAAATACAAGAATCAAGCCACTCTGGAAGATCAGATGGTGAAGCAAGCAAAACTACTCGTGGCCGGGTTTCGAGACAAGCTTATGAGGTGGGAGGAGTACGAAAGAACTCTTATCGACAAAACTCTCACCTCAGCACTTGCTGCTGTAATACTCGGGGTCGGTGAAGATAAAACCGACAAAAAAATAGAAAAGGCGTGGCCAATCATCGTTGGTGATATGTTACCGCCACTCACAAAGTTTTTGGCAGAGACCAAGGAATATATTGATAATGGAACACTTCGACTCGGAGATCAAACACTTGATTTCAGAGATTACAACCTACGGGGTGTGGTTCCAGGAGCAATAGATCTTGATGCTGATGAGATTCAAGGGATTAATCCCGCTGAAGAAGGTACCCTTGAAGCAGTTCAGAGAAAAGCCCAAGGTAGATCATGGCCGTCTCTACTTGGCCGTGTAATTCAATACATTGCCAACCCTACTTTTTCTTTCTTTGGTCTCGGTGAGTACATGAAGATGGAAGATTTGGGTTACAAAGAGATGAGACGTTTAGCACACCGAGATAAACGTGTGTGCATTGACTGCAAAAAGTTCGGGGAAATGGGATGGCAACCTATGGGTTCTCTACCAATGCCTGGAAAAGGTTGTCGATGCTACGCTCGTTGCCGCTGTGAAATTGAGTACCAATAGGGTAAAATCAAGTACACTTATCTAGGTAGAAAACAAGTCCTAGAGCAAACAAAACACTTTTGAAGTCCATTTACTAAAGGATAATAACATGGCAACTAATGCTGCCCCCATTTACGGCAAACAGTTCATCCGTTATGCGGAAACCTGGGAAGCTCCTGTCAACAACCAAGCCGGTGCTATCGGTGTGGTTGAAGTAGGCGAACTCCGTGCCGTTTCATATGCCACCTGGGCTGGTCCTAACTACGCCGCTGCTGGCGACGCTTTCAACCCTGCCGCTGCTCAGTCTACCATCGCAGGTGTTAACCAGGCTTACATGCCTACCGCTCTGGCTCAGCCCCAAACTGCCCGTCAACTGACTGTGGCAACTTCTGGCCTACTCCTGATCGAAAACGACCCCGCTTCACCTTTCGTCAACGCCAACCTCAACGCTCCTTTGGCTATCAACGCCGCTGGTCAAGCTCGTTTGGGCGGCACCGCTGTTACCCTCGACGGTACAACTCCTCGTATTCGCGAGATTGTTACCATCGGTGGCCGTAACCTCGTTCTCGTTAGCTTCGCCTAATAGCTAACTAACTGATCTCGGTTGGGCGCTTGTATTCGTTAGGCAGATAGCCTAGAAAGAAGCGAGATAAGTCCCAACCCTGGTTGCAACCATTTGAAGACAACGTTTTAATTTCGGAGAATTACTCCCATGATGAACCTGCAACAAACCTATGCAGGTGTAGACCCAATTCTGACTACACTTGCTCAAGGTTTCATGCTTCCGGCGACAAATATCGCCAACTTTATTGCCCCCGTTGTAGATACCCCTACTCGTGCTGGACGCATTTTGCGTTTCGGTAAAGAGCAGTTTGCGATCAACGACTTTAGGCGTGCATATGGCACAAATATTCCCTACGTTCAATCACGTTACGATTCAGAGCCCTATGCTCTGGAGCAAGAAGTGGTTGCTTGGGAACTTCCTGAAGAAGTTATCGAGAATGCCGGTGAAGGGCCGGCTCAAGTAGACCTGCGTGCGATTGAAACTCGCAACGCTATGTCTCGCTTGATGAATGCTTATGAGTATTCAGTATCACAAGCCATCACCGTTGTTCCTGGCTACAACCCTTACGAAGATCCAACTCCTGCCGCTGGTTCCCAGACTGGTTTGGGCTTCCTAACCTGGAGCACCTTCAGCACTGCTTACGGCTCTGCCGCTGGCCCTGCCGCTTGGTCCTCTGCTACATCTAACCCGATCGAAGACGTACTGAGCCTCAAGCGTTCAGTTGCTAACCAGATTGGTATTCGTCCTAACTCGATGGTTCTTGGAACCGCCGTGTTTGACCAACTGCTGACCAACCAGGCTATTCTTGAGCGTATCAAGTATACGACTGCTGACAGCATTGACACCGACATGCTTGCCCGTTACTTCGGACTTGAGCGTGGTTTGCGTGTGGCTGAGGGTCGTTATTTGGCTGATGACGGAACTCTGCAACCAGTGTTCCCAGAGAACGGACTTCTCTTGTTCTACAGCCCAAATGGTCCTAGCGATTCCGTAATGCCTGCTGGTGGTGCTAACGCTGCAACACCTGCTTTCTCTTACACTTACCAGTTGACTGGTACTCCTGCTGTTCGTCCTGAGTACTACATTCGTGAGCGCCGCGTCGTTCGTGCAGAAATCACTGTTGAGCGTATCATTAACCTGGTTGGCCTCGGCGCAACTGGTGCTATTGGTTCGGGAGCTATGGTCACCAACATCCTATCCTGAGAAGGTAGGCATACTAAGGAGGTGTTTTCATGGCTATTCTGCGTCCATTAACAAAAGCGCAATACGTTGTATCGTTCACTGCGCTCGGAGGACCTACTTTTACAGCGGTCTTCACTAAATTTAGCGGTATCAAGGACAGTGCAGAGACAAGTCAGTACGCCAACGGAACAGGCAATCGCCTGTACCACGTAAGTGGTCCCCGTACAGCGGATGATGTAACTCTTGAAGGTCCATATGATCCCACAATTTTCAAAACTCTAGAGCAGTTTTGGCTTGACTACAACTGTAACCCTATCACTATCACTGTGACCCCAACCGATTGTATCGGTGAAGGTTCAGCTGTTGGTGGTGGTCAGTACATCTGTTATGAATGTCAGTTCATGAACATTACTACAGCAGATGTTGATCGTGAGTCAGGAAATGTTCAGACGATTGAAGTTGGCTTCACTGTTAACTACTGGACACGCGATTGATAAACAACTTATTTTAATCAAGGGACCTCAGCTTCGGCTGGGGTCTTTTTGTATGTAGGGTAAAACCACTTTAACATAAGGGCATTCTAGTCGTATGGCAAAAACGACATTTTCTAGCGGCGTAATAGTTACGTCAGCTTGGTTAAATGGGGCTCAACAAATTTATTTTGATGGTCAAGACCTTGACTGGCATTATCCACCTCTAGGTCTTAACTCATTCGTAATATCTGGTCCAAACGGTTTAGATGCTCGGTATGTGACTCTGGGCACTGAACAACCCACAGTTGTAGCTGGAGTTTACCAGTCGGGCATTCCAATAAGTGGCAGTAAGGTTGTAACTGGCCCTTGGAGTTACGGGTACAACCCCCTTTTGGTTGGGAACCCAACAAACATTATTTCTAACGCACCAAAAAGTTTTACAACAAACGACAAGTACGACAATGCTGGAGGTGCTCCTGCACCAACAGTGCCCCAAAGATGGGCAGCACTTGACGATGAAGACTTGATTACAAAGAAAATAGTCGGGGAGTGGGTTGATTACAACCTTGACACACTTGAAGTAAATAATGGTGTGTACGCTTCTTCGCTTTCACCTGGCTGCAACAACTACGAAGGGGGATCTATTACCCCATGTCCTCTCTAAGAAGGTAATACAATGCCGAGGTACAGTCCCCTCCCGTCAGTAAGTCTAGACCCTCGCAATGAATCTGAAATAGTTCAAGCTGCATCGCAAGTTGTCTATGAAGCCAGCAACCAAACTCTAAATGATTTCTCTCTGGGGAATCCACTTTCTGCTTTAATACAAGGACAGGCATTTGCTCAAGGAGAGTTTCTGTTCTGGGCCGATCAACTCCCTCAAGAGATATTGGTAAAGTGGATAGGACCTTTTCTAGGTGCTATGCGTCGCCTTGGTACTTCCTCGGTGGCACAACTTATTGTGACCATATTTCCAAGCAACACAGACACAGTAATTCCAACTGGCACAACTTTTACAAGTAATTTTAATGCTACATCCGGTGAGTCGATATCTTTTGTAACAACCACAGTATATGTAATACCTGCGGGTGAGTCATCAATAAGTATTAATGTTGCCTCTCAGTATGTTGGAAGCCAGTACAATTGTGCTGCGAACACAATCACTGGATCACCTGCAATTGGTATTCCTGGTTTAACAGTTACAAACCCTCAACCAGCAGTTGGTGGTTCAGACGTTGAAACATACGATGAAGTTCAAGCAAGATTCTTCACACTCATACGAAGAAAAAATCCAGTTAGTCAAGAAGATTGGCAAGATTTCTTTGAAGATTTCTATGGGGTAGGTACTTTAACATCTGTTCAACCTAATCGACCAAATGAAGGTACATACAATTATGTAACCGATTATATTTTACCAAATGGTCAAGTTTCATTTTTCGTACTCGGTCCAAATGGAACTGAACTTACACAGATTGAACTTGAACGTGGGCAGACTGCTGTTAATTTTTCAGTACCTGTTGAAAATCGTGGTCACCTTTATCCTTACACTCTCAGTCAGGTTCAGTACAACATAACACTGGATATAGACGCAAACAGTTCGTTTGGAGTTAACTTAAAAGAAACCTCTCTCGACTTTCGCAACAGACTGTTTGCCATACTAACTCCAGGTGCTGTTTTTCCTCCTACAACTGACCCAACTGTGTCAGATGTAGACTCTGCGTTTAACTCTACAATACCCGACACAAACCGTTACCTGAACCCACACATTCAGATAAGTAATGCTTACAACACACCACCCTTACTGACACCTTCGGCGGCAACTTACACTCAGGTATATTCTTTTGAGCCAAACAACACAATTCTACACGAGTGGGACCTTGTGGAAACCACCCTTCCTGTTCCAACCTATTTCCCAGTCATTCAAGACTTTAATCCCTACTCAATTGCTAAAAAAGATCAAACTATCTATAACAATTTAAACTTAGAGCAAATTCAAACTTTACTACCAGGTGTTTACCTTAGGGGACAAGTGGTTTACTGGGATACTGCCAATGGCGGTGATGGTCAGTTACATGTCATCCTTGAAAATATAACAATTGAGTCTGACTTAACAATTTACATCGTACCACTAATACCAAGTAAAATCAGCGCAGCCATAGTCTACAGTCCTTGGGTGGTTGGTAACTCCTACATCGCAAATACAGGGTCACTGTACACTCCTCAACTTGTTGAGTATGACTATGTACCCGATGAGTTCATACCTGACCCAACTTCACCAGTGCCACTCAACAAACGACCAGGTACTTTTGTATGGGTTGTAAATCAAAACTTCATACTTGATTTGCCAACAAATGATATTACAGGTGCTCAAGCAGCAACTGTCTTAGGTTCTCAAATAACACCTCAGGTATTAACCCCTGGCAGTTCTTACTTGGCTGGTACTTGGGTCTACACCCCTCAGATAGGCTCTGGACCTTCTCCTGTGGCTGACCCTTACTACAACTATGTAGATATTGTCAATGGTGTGGTCAACAAGTACGCATATGTACTAGAGAGTTTTACTTACACTCCAAATGAACGTACTGTTAGTGTTTACTTTGACACTTTAATTGAACAGAGTATCCTTCACGAGATCATTGTACAGAGTGGTGATGAAGGTTTGCCAATTGCTAAGTACAACCCTCGTTTCCCTTCTGGTACATATCTTGAGTATCGTCAGAGTAGTGTTTCTGAACCACAATATTACATTGCTGCCACTTACTTTACACCTACAAGTACTGATGCTGAGGTAATGGTCTCCGAAGGGTTGATTATTCCTTTATACTTAAACAGCAGTCAGTATGCTCAGTTGATCGCTGAGTTGAACTCTGCAACCTCTCTTATTAGAGACCCTGTTCGCATGTTTACTTTTTTCAGAGGAGACAGAACCTTTTTCCGACAGGGATCAACGGTGCTTTCTTACACAGCTACTACAAATGTGAGTCCTTTGTTTCAGTTTTACATTTACTTAAACAATGGCTCCTTCACTTTAACAGAGTCTGGCCAAGCTGAGGATATCCCGATTGTTTCGTACATACCTTACTTCAATCCAACCTACACAGAGTATGCTGAAAACACCATCATTGCTGAGGATGGGAAAAATATTTACAGAGTAATGAAAGCCTTTACACCTACAGCCACAGTCGTAAACTGGACAGACACAACTGTTGTAAATACGTCTCGGATTCAGGAGTATGCTGGCAATCTGTTGCGTTATGTTGAAAAGTATACTTGCGCAGAGAATATTCTCTCTCAACTTGGTCGTGATATTTCCGCAATTAAACTGGGAGTTGCAGAGATTACCTTAATACCGAAAGATCAAGGAAGATTTAGTAACTCCTATAACCAGAGTACATTTGTTTGGGAGAATACAGACTCTGCTGCAATCACTCCTCAACTCTCCTGGTTTACTGGTACCACTTATCCCTACAGTCCCCCAACTTATGGTGAGGGTACATTAAACTTATGAGCCAGCAACTACTTCCTGTAAATAACGGTGTGGGTCAAGTTGTTTCCAACACTACTCCCATTACTTCTCAAAATGTTTTTTCTCCTCAGTATGTGATTG